AGTATAAAATTAACTGCCTGTTTGTAGGTGTTAATAATTTTTACTTGACTTCCATTATGTATAATCATGAACTTTTTACCTGTAGGAACTGCTGCCCACATGCCGTCGTTTGTCACATAACCTAATGGATTGCCTGGATTTGAATCTAAAATAGTTGGCCAAGGAGTGTGAGGTTTTAGAAAATTTTCCATCAGATAGCAGTGACACTTACAACAGTTGCATTAGGATTCCGTGCGAGTGCAACTTCTTTTGCCTCTTGATAATCACGGGCATAAACTTCTTCATAGAATACACGACCAGCAACATAGAGTTTGACTTCGCAGAGCATAATGGTTTCCTTTGATTACTTTAGTATTATAGCAGAGTGGAGCAGGGTTTCTGCTCCTGGTGGACAGTATCAGCGCCGCACAACGGAAATCGCTGGCTCTCCTTGCTGAAATACGGTATCTACCACTGCCTGAACGCTCCGTGCTGTACCGATGCCAACTTTATCATAAACAGGCACACAGACCAGTCCAAACGTCTTCTCAGCGCCTCCCAGACGGATGACACGCCCGATTGACTGGGAGATTCCGATATAGTCCATGTTCCGCATAAACAGAACTGCCTCAAGACCACTGACGTTGATTCCCTCAGATAGAATAGAGTGGTGCAGAACCACAAATTTCTTCTCAGGATCTTTGCCCCAAGCATTCAGAGTGTCAAAGAATACCTCACGATTGACTTTCTTACCGTCAATAATTGCACCTGTCTTGCTAGTGATATACATGCAAGAATAACCACGTTCTTTGAGTTGAAGTGCAAAGTCAGACTCACTCAGAAGTTTGACAATTTGCTTGGTAGAACGTGCGGCAACAAGAATCTTATTCAGAGAGTTCTCATCAATCGTTTCAAGCAGATTCTGACAATCAGACTGACGAAAATCACCCTGAGGAAGTTCTTTCACAACAACCTTAGGAGGAAGAATGTAACCTTCTTCTACCAGTTTGGGTGCAGGAACGTTACAAATGACCTGACCATAAACTGCACCATCATTCATTCCTGGCTTGAAAATAGTAAGAGAATGCTTAGGAGTAGCAGTGAAGAAGTAACACCGATCAGACTCAGTAGCAAAGTGTTCCGTAGCAGGGAAAAAGTTTCTCTGCACAGAATTATGTGCCTCATCAAAGTAGATCGTATTGACCTCAATGTCTGCCTCCTGCAAACGATGTAGAGAATGATATGTGGTGAAGATGATTACATTCTCACCAGCAGTTCTAGCAGTATTTACAAACAGATTGATTTTTTCTGCTTTTGTTGTGGAGAAGTGTGAAGTCTCACCACTATGAACGTGCAGAATATGAGCATTATGAGAAGGAGTAACCAACTCAAGAAACTCAGAACAAAGTTGCTCAGCAAGCAGAATACGAGGAGCAACAACAACAAAAGTTTGCCCGTGATGCCTGACTTCCATGTTAGTAATGGCATCATCAATCATACAAATAGTCTTGCCACCACCGGTAGGAATGATGACCTGACCTTTGTTGTTCTTCCACATCGCATTAACTGCTTTACGCTGATGGGGGCGAAGGGTGATGGTCAAGTGGGTGTCCTGTTCAGTATGGATATATTATAGCAGAAAACTGCCCACCAGGAAACCCAGTGGACAGTTCAAAAACTGGTTTTGACTACATACCTTTGTATGGGTTCTCAAGGGTAAGCTAAAAGAACGCTTCAAGACCCACGGGTTCACCGAAACCATAATCGTATGTGAGAGCATCATGGCACACATAGTGTGGATGATCAACAGATACACCCAACTTGTTACACAACTCTATATGGTTATCTTCCATGAACTCAACAGCATACAACATGTTATTGAGGATATGTTCTTCCGAATGATATTGAAGAAGAACACCTTTAAGTGCCAGTAGTAAATTACCACACCCGGCAGAGTTATCTAGAAAAGTAGATTCTGGATTGGTTAATACTTCCTTTGGAAAGTTTTCAAGAATATGCTCAACCAACTCAACGGGAGTGAATACTTCTCCCGTCTCATTGATCCTATCATTGGATCTTTCGATTCCAGATCCAAGATTGGCGTTGTGCTTATTCTTACTCATCGCATATAAGTTTCAATGTGTTCAATCTCTTCTTCAGTAATGTTAAAGAGATTATACACGAACTCGTTAGTTTGTTCAATACTTTCAAGTTTAGGCATCTGGCGAATCATACCAAGATTAACTTGCGCGGCATTTGCGAAACAATATGCGACAAATCGTCCCAGGCGAGAGCGAGAAAGGAACCAGGCATTATCTTCTGCCTGTTTGACACTATCCATCTCCCACTTTGTACCATGAATATTGGTCTCATTGATACGAGAAATGATAGTTTTCTCGCCACCTTTTGGTGTGGATTCACGGTATCGTTCCCATACACTATCAATATACAGAAAGTTCTCACTATCATCATTCTGAGTGAGACGATCAAAGTCAGAACGAAGAACTTTGTTGATAATCTGAGTGCGAATTAGAGATGGATCAACAATAGCGGTAGCAGTTTCTAGCGACTGTTGAATCGTAACACCTTCCTTCAAATATTCAAAGTCACACTCATTAAACTCCTCTAGATTCTCTTTTGTTGCATAGAATCCACCAATAGATGTGGCAACACCAGGGAAGAAGTGATTCAAACTTGGGTACACCTTATGGAAACGCAACCATCCACGAAGAGTCTTTGCTGCCAGTGAGAATGGTGCAAGGAAGCGATTAGGAATGATTGCAAGATAGTGTCCACCATCCTTCAACAATTCCTTCTGCTTCTTCACATGCTGAAGATAATAGTTGGGGTTGTTACCAACGTTGTAGGGAGGATTAGTTAAAATAGCATCAAATTTTCCAGTGGGATCCATATCAACAGTAATCTTTTCTTTATATACAGGAGGAAGAGATAGAATTTCTTCATCTACAATAATATTTACGTACCCATTATCAACAAGAAAACGAGTAAATCCACCATGAGCATCACCAGTTACGAGAATTCTAGCATCTTTATCGATATTCTCAAAGTTAGGTTCCCATGCTTTCAACAATGCAGGGCGAACTTGACGATGATAATCCTGACACTTATTTCGTGCTTCTTTACGTTGCTTTGCAGTAATCAGAGTCCCATCTTTCTCACATTGATAGAAAAACTCACTCATACGATGAACAACACCAGCAATCGTATCTAGTGCTTCATTTTCATCATAATCAGACACGAGAAAATCAGGAGATCTTCCCTGTTCACTGACCTTATTGTACTTTTGAAAACCAACGTGTTCTAGTTCACTATGAATAAAGTGATCCGTCAATTCTGGATGAACATCAAATACTTTATATACATGAGGTTTAGAGATAAAGTGAGAGTAATCTCTATTGGCAAACCTCAATTCGACATCATCCTGTGAGGTATATCCCACAAAACAACCAAAGCGTCTCCTACCAAGATCATAGAGTTCTTTCCACTCTTGGCAGGTTTGCAAGTAGATCTTCATGATGTAGCTAGAGGTGTCTCTTCAACCTTAACAAAGGCACTATAGCAACGATAGAGCATCTTGTCAAGCCCTCCCCATCAACGGAAATGAGTTACATTAACTAATGCTGGTGTATCACCATAATCATTTTGTATAGTTCCAAGACCAATCTGTAAAAAATTATTTTCTTCATCAGTAAAACTATTACCTGCTGATACGGTTATTTTTGAGAAAGTAGTTCCTGCACCTAAAGTCACATATCCGGACAGAGTAGCTTGTGGGCTATGAGTCGAAATCCCTCCAAATCCACCTAAGCTATCAAAATTAACTAAACCATTTACCATTATTTGTAATGCACTTCTAGAGGGATCTAAAATAGAAAAGTCAACATATCCACTTGCTGATATATATTGCCCAAATTCGTTGCCATCTATAATTGAAGATTGAACTCCTATGAAACATCCATTATTTTCCTCAGTATTCCAAGTTTCTCTTGCTATGTGAATTGGTTGAGTACTAAGAGTCGCAAAATGAAGAAAGGTACTTCCATTATAATTATCGGTCTCTAAATCATTAACTTGAATCCTAAATCCTCTTTGATATAGTCCGGTAGAAAGTTGAGTAAAATTTACTCTGGTCGATCTTGCCCAGTCTGGAACAGTGAATGAAACACTTGTAGTTGTTCCAACGCCTACTGGATCGCCTGTAGTTCCGATACCAATAGCTACTGGAGTTGTTGTAATGCCAATAACGGTGTTAGAAAAAGAAACTTTCCTGTTAAATTCTGCAGTCTGATTAACAATTAATTTTATTTCTGTTCCATCATCTGGATCAACATATGTTGCACCAGTTCCTATTCTTACATCCTTATTGATAGTTAAGTCTTCATCAAGAACTAAATCTCCTCGAACAGTGCAACTAGTTCCAATAACTACATGATTATTGTCAAAAAGTGTTGAATTTGTTCCAATTGCAACAGTTTTACCAATACCTTCACCTGAAATATTGATACCATTAATTCCATTTCCCACAGGAAATATGTGTAAGTCAT